CACACTGATTATCTAAAGCAATACTTAGAACAAAGAAGGAGCAAGGACCAGAAGTTCGGCTCTATCGAAGAAAAGATGGCAGACATTAAAAAAAGAATTGGGTTCGATCTTGCTAGAAAAATTAACGATGAAATTTCAAAAACTAGCAAAAATGATGAGCGCGTAAATATTGCTTCGGCATCGAAAGTATCTACAGCAGAATACAAACATTCTGATAGGGATATTAAACTAATGTCAAGCATACTAAAGTATATTAGTGATATGATTAGCCACGAACCACATGTAGATTTGGCTATGGTTTTGTCCAGATGTAAAAATGAAGACGGTCTTAAGTTTGAAGAGCTTAATATCGACTCAGATAAGTTAAAGAAATATATTTTAGCATTATTAAAAAAACATGAGCATAAGACTGATGATGATAGTGTTGGATATATACCGACGAAAGATAAGGAAAATGATTCCTCTGTAGATATGGAGGCTGACTATTACGGTCACTCTAAACCAAAAGCGTAAGTTAAAGTGTGAAAAAAAATAATACGACGAAAGATCAGGCTAAAGATCAAAAGGAAATATTTTCCCATATTAAGAATAACTTTCTTGACTATGATCCGGCTCACTTTGTTCAGAATAACTTAACGCTTGATGGGCAACCATTTAGCGTTATTGGTAATGGCTGGAAATTTTTAGCAGATATATATCGTTATATAGCCTTACAAGCAACAAGAAAAAATGGGAAATCAGTAGTCATTTGCAAAGGACGTCAGGTCGGTGCAACAATGATGGCTGGTGCCCTAGATCTTTATTTTACGAATAGTGGATTATTTTCTAATCCGCCTATTCGTGTTGCTCATTTATTCCCCGCACTTGCCCTTGTAAAAAGATTTTCGCAGGATAAGTTGGAGGGTTTAATTAGAGATGCGAAAAATGATTTTATTAATGAAAACAAGCTTGAGAGTGGTGGCGCAGTAGATAATTTAACGATGAAGCAGTTCAAAACTGGTACATTATGGGTTGAGAGTATCGGTGCAGATGGCGATAGGATGAGAGGTCTTACGATTGATGCGGCGTTCTTTGATGAATGTTTCCCATATGACCAATTTATAGAAACAGAAAATGGAAAAATGAAAATTGGGAAAATATATGATAATCTTTGCAATGGTAAACAGCTGCCGAGAGTAAAAACATATAATGAAGCTTTAGAAATTTTTGAATATAAAAATATAATAGATGCCTGGAAACGTGAAGAGAAGGAATTGATTCAAATTAATTCTGGACATAAAAAAATAAGATGCACTGGAAACCATAGATTCCTAACTGAAAATGGATGGAAGCGTACTGATGAATTAATTGTTGGTGATATGATTAAGTCTTCTGCTGGCGCAAACTTAAAAGTTAGAGCAATTAATGATGATCAATTTCAAATTGCAATTGGTTCATTCCTAGGTGATGGACACTTATCAAATCACGGTAATAATAGGTACAGACTTAGGGAAATACACGGTATAAAGCAGAAAGACTATTGTGAATGGAAAGCTGGTATGTTTGATGCTACTCCAATTTTTATGAAAGAAAATGGATATGCCAAAACTCCCGCGATTAAATTCGTAAGTAAATTATTTGGACTCTCTGAAAATCTACCAAAAACAAAAACTACCTGTCCTCAGTGGGTTCTTGATAAAATTGATGCGAGGGGGATTGCCATTTGGTATATGGATGACGGTAGCACAAAAAAATGGAAAACTGGTGCAGGAGGGTGCCTATCCACAAATTCATTTGATGAAGATAGCCAGAAAAGAATTGTTCTTAAATTTAAATCTCTTGGGATAGACTGCTGCTATTCTATTTCAAAGAAAAAAGATGGAAGAAGTTTCTATTCAATTCGCTTTAATAAAGACGGATTTAAAAAATTGAGCGACCTTATTAGAAAATATATCCATAAAGACATTTATTACAAAATTCCTGGTTCCAGTCATAGCGTATCTAATTATAAGTGGAATAATACATTCAAGCCATATGATTTATTTATAGTTGATGAGGTAATAAAGCTAAACAAGAAAGAAGTAGTATACGATATTGGTGTTGAGGATAATCATAATTTTATAGTAACAAATAATAGGAATAAGAGAGGAGAGTATCTTGGCGGTCCAATCGCGCATAATTGCCAGGACATGCCCCAAATGGCAGTTGGAAACACCACAAAAACATTGACTGCGGCAAAATATGGACCAATAGGAAAGGGTGTTCAAGTTTTCTTCGGAACGCCAAAAGAAAAAGGATCTTTCTTTGAATCCATATGGGACATGTCAAGTAAGCAATATTATCATCTTGGCTGCAAAAATTGCAAACAAACATTCCCATTTTATCAAAGTGGAAGTGATTCATGGAAGCAGATTTGGATTCACGGATATGTTATCAAGTGTCCACTATGCGGTCATGAGCAACACAAGATTGACGCAATAGAAAATGGCGGATGGGTTGCGAGTAATGAATCCGATAACAATAGATATGTTGGTTTCCATATAAATCAGCTTTATATTCCAAATTTAACAAGAGAATATATCGATGAATTAATGCCTGCAAATAATCCAACACAATCGGATAGAGTTTGGAATAATGAGGTTATTGGTGAATTCTATGCAGGCGTAGGAATGCCTCTCACTAGAAGTACTATTGAGCAGCTATGTAAGGACGCTGACAGATCATTTGCGAGAAGTATAGACCCAAAAGATAAATTTACATATCTTGGTCTAGACTGGGGAGATAAATCTGATAACGATTCGCGAGGACAGTCTTGGTCATGCGCCGTTGTCTTATCTTCGACTCCAGATGGAACTCTGCTTGTTGAGCACGCGCATAAATTAAGCGAAAGAACTTTTAATTATAAAAAAGAAACTGTGCACGAAATGTACAGAAGATTTGGTATAAAACAAGGAGTCTCGGATTTTTTCTTCGGGCAAGATGTTGTTAGAGATCTTCAGATGGTCTATAACGATAAATTTCTTGGGGCACAGGGAAGTGGTGGATTATTAAATCCAGTAAAATACCGAGAAGATGAATTAATCATTACGTATAATAAAGATCTTCTAATTGATGAAATTTTTGAAAAAATTAGAAAAGGAAAGATACGGTTCCCGTGGAAGTCTTATGAGTATGTAGAATGGTTAATTGATCATTGCACATCAATGGGAACGTCAATGACGATGAAAAACGGTCAATATATTAAAACTTATGTTAAGGGGACAACGCCAAACGACGGTTTGATGGCATTAATGTATGCTTATATGGCATGGAAATTTGATGTCACGGAGAGATTTACAATAAAACCAGGAAAGAAGGAAGTAACAACTCTACCAAAATCCGTATTGGCATTTGCACCGAGACTTAGATAACAAAATTATAAAGAGGATAAAATGAGCAGAATCTCTTCAAGAATATCAAAGCCAATATCTCCAGATAATAATATATCAAAAGATGGTGCTAAAAAACTATCAGAGTACCGCAGGGCTGAAATTCGTGATGCCGCAACCAACAAGGCAATCGAAGAAGAGTCTCCGACCAACCCTCAGCCAGTTCTTTCTCATAGTGTATCATGGAATTCTACACTTAGAAAACAGGCAACATCAACTGCAAGTGTGTCTCCTACGGCTCACGGCTCTACAGATATGATGGGACCTGACGTTTATTCTCCATTGTTTTTAATGGCGAATTTAAATTTACCAAGAGACAGGGTAACGATGAATGCGTGGAATCGTGTATTTTACGATACACATCCACTAGTAAGAAATGCAATCAATCTTCACGCATCTTATCCTATTAGCAAAATTCATATTTCGCATCCAGTGAAAGAGGTTCAAGAATTTTTCCAGGAAATGGCAGAAAGAATAGACCTCTATAATGTAGTTTATAGCGTCGCTTTAGAGTTTTTTAAGCTGGGGGAGGTCATCGCATATGCTGAATTAGACAAAGATAATGGAACGTGGAAAAGAATTACTGTATTGAATCCTGATTATGTTCATATTAAAAAGCCTGTAGTTGGTGAACAGTCAATAATTTCATTAAAGCCAGATGCATCATTAGCTAGATTGGTAAACTCAAATGACCCTGGAGATATAGCTTTAAAGCGTAGACTTCCAAGACATATCATTGATTCTGTTAAAAAGGGTCAGATGATACCTTTGGATAACTTTAACGCATCACATTTGAAGCTTCTAAGCTCTCCATATGATATACGTGGAACTTCCATGATCGTATCAATTTACAAAGATTTAATGTTGTACGATAAGATTCGCGAATGTAAGTTCGTCCAATCTAATTCGATGATTAATCCGCTTACACTCGTTAAGGTTGGAAGCGAAACTTATAAGGCAACTCAAGGCGATCTTGATGCAATGAGACTTACTCTTGAAGAAGCTCAATATGACAAAGATTTTAAAATAATTACACATGATGGTGTAACAATTGAGCGTGTTGGCTTTTCAGGAGCAACCCTAGATACGACTGCAGACATGGAGCAGATTACAAACAACATCTATGCAGGTTTAATGGTTCCGAGATCTCTAATTGAACAAGAAGGTGCCTCATATGCAAGCTCATCTGTTGGATTGGAAGTATTAAGACAGAGATATGACATATTTAGAAATATGATTAAGAAATGGTTAGAGCAAAAAATATTCGCTCCAATCTGTGAGCTACAAGAGTTCTTCGTTTATAAGGACGGAGAAAAGGTTTTGCAAGTACCAACAATCGACTTCAATCACATGAATCTTTATGATATGAATGATTATGTGCAGAACATAGGGACGTTCGTTGGAAATAAACAAATTTCCGTGCAGACTCTATATCGTTCACTTGGATTAAGTTACGAAGAAGAAAAACGTAGACTAAAGGAAGAGGCCATTGATATGGCTATTGCAACAAAGCAAGCCGAAATATTAAGCGGAATGAGGTTAAGAGATCTTGAAGCTCTTGAGCCAGATTCGGTAATTCCCGAGCCCGCAGAGATGGCTCCGGGCGCTCCTGGTGGTGCCTCTGAAACCGAGCTTCCCGGTATGGGCGGCGGACTAGGCGGCGGTATGGAAATGCCCCAGCCGGGTGCTAGCGCTCCAAGCGGGCCACTTACAGCACCCGAGCCTTCGCCTGGAGCACCGCCTACAGAAGTTTAATAGCTTTTTATTAAATTCTATTATATTTTAAGCCTCAATTGATAACTAATTAGGAGAGGCCATGTCAGAAGAAGACAACAAAATTGAAGCCCTTAAAAAACTTTATGCAGCAATCTCAGATGTTGAGGCTGCATTTAAAGATGATCCCTCGATTATAAAAGAGTCCCAAGATGCATCTACAGCGACTGGAGTCTACCAAGATGAAAGTGGGCATGTATTTTCTGCCGTTAACGACATTATAATGAAGGGGTATAAACCAAAAGGTAAAATTAAAGGTGTTTCGCTATCAAGCACAATATCAAATCCAAATTTTGGTAAAGTTAAATCATAAATGAAAAAAATTTCATACATAGTTGGTGATAAATCTCCTATCTCAAATAATCAAGCCGTTGAGTCTACAGAGTCTACGGAAGTTGGTCGCGGATTTAATTTAACAGAAATGACGACAGATTATGATAAAACAGATCCTGCTAGATTTGAAGGTGGACAAGAAATAGACCAACTGTCAACATTTCTTGTTGACTTGGCTGATGATATGGATTCTCAAGAAGAAGAGGTCTTTGCAGACTTCTCTGACTTTTTGTTAAAAAAGATTGCTGAAGTTAATTCTATAGATTACTCAAAATTATTCAATCAAATAATTGTCAAGATTAGCGAAGCAGATATTTCAAATTCAAATGAGCTTATAAAAAAATTAACAAAAATATTTTCCAGGACAATAGTTCTTGAATTTGAAAAGCACAAAGATATGCAAAAAGCAAAAGAATCAGCCTATTTTAAAGTATTACATAGAGCAGAACAATACTTAGAGGATAGTGACTAGATGGAAGATCAAGAAATTTTTAAAACGGCGCAAGACCTTCAAAATCCAAAGTTGGTAGCACTATGTATTAAAAATATAATCGAAGCTATGGTTGGTAGAATGTCTCCTGAGGCCCAGATTAGAGCTTATCCCAATATCATAGAAAGAATTAAGGATCTTAATGCTTTTGAATTATCACAGAAAAATCAGCCAGGTGGAGCAGCTATTGGTGCGAGCATAAGTCTTGTCAAAACTATTTTAAATGGAAGAGATCCAATATTCACAAGAGTTGTAATCAACGAATTAACAAAGGAATTATAAGATGATTAAAAAATCTTGGCCGTGGATCGCAATAGAAACTGAAATGGGAAATAGCCTTAGAGACGATGTAAGGCCAAACGAAACTGACAGAAACTCTCAAGAGCCGTCTGATGCTTTGGTTCCTGAAAAATCTGTTGTAGACGGTCAGCAAATTATGACTTATCAGGATGGAATTATGAGCCCAGTAGAAGGTATAGATTCGGAAAGAATTGTTGATGTTGAGGTATATCAAGATATGGATTGTTTGGCAAGTTTCGCTTGTACAGTTGCGGAAACTTACAAAGAAAAGACTGATGGGCTTCAGCCATATAATATTTTAGAATCTACAGCTGGAATGTTATTTCCATACCAAAGACCATCAAATGTGTTATATCACATGGGAAGTGTTAAATTCCCAATTGACATTATCTTTGTTGATTCTAAGAGTCAAATTAAGAAAATATATAAAAATATAAATCCAGGTAGTCTATCAACATTTGGTTGTGCAGACGTATCTCACGTATTAGAAATTTGCGGCGGCTTAACGGATCGTTTAGGGTTATCTGCCGGACATGTTATTAAAATTGGTAAAAGTACAGAGCTTCAAGAAGCTAAAGCTACAATTAAAAAGTTAAATATGGGAAAGATGCCTATAATTAAATATTCATCATTATTCAAAAATAGTATTCATGAATGGAAATCTTATCCAATTGTAACCATAAATAAATCACTAGTAAAGACTGCTTCTAGAAAAACACAGATATCTGATTTTTTAAGCAATGTAAAAAATAAGAAATCAGAAACTGTTCACATTTTTGATTTGGATGGAATCTTAGAGTCTGCTCCAAATTTCAAAGTATATAAAACATCTGAATATAGCCCAGATTCTAAACCATATCTAAATATGAGATCCGGTGCATCATTTGTTAGAGATAATAATGATTATAAAGAGTACAATGTATATAATTATAAGTCTTCCGAAAATTATGAAATTTTAAAAAGCTTAACGGCTAGTCTTAAAGATTTCATGTACTCAAGTGATAGTCTGAACGATATGCATAAATTAACTAATGCAATTAAAAATTTAAATCATTATGGTTCAAAATTAGTCCTAGCAACAAGATTTGAAAATACGGATCTTGTACGAGAACTGGTTGAAGCAAAACTATCACTAAAGATAGGCGGTCCATTAAGTCTTGATATATTGAAATTAGAATCTCTTGATGATCACTCCAATATACTTGAGAAAGCTAGAAGCAAATTTGGCAATCAGAGTTTTAATATCTATAGTGATAATAGTCTTGTAAAGAGAGCCGGTTCTCCGGTTGGTGATGATATCAAACTTAGAGCAAGAAAAGCCTATAAACTCTTAGAAGAGTCTGAAGAAATTATAGAAAATTCTTTGGAAAATATGAATCTAAACTTAGCAGAATATGACAAGATGCAAGCTAATCCTGAAGCAATAAGTTCAAGCAAGGGTCAATATCAGCAATCAGCAAAAAGAAACAAAGTACTTGTAAGAGATTATCTTGTAAAAATTAGAGACTCAATAAAAATATTAAATGAAATAAAAGATATTTCTTCTACAGCAGAAGTTATAGATTCTATAGCTAATTCTGCAAAGATATCTTCAGAAGATATTGAGGAAATATTTGGTCTAGTAGATAGCATTGAAACACTGGAATTCATGCAATCGTTGCAGGAATTTACCGAGAAATATGAGAAGTCAATAGAAGATTTGCAATCAGCAATATCTCGTGCAAAAGATTACATCAATAGTGATATTCTTGGCTTAGTTATTATATCAGACTAATTTTTTACACAAAAATTTAAAACAACTAATAGTAAATATATTCATTGTAAATTGGAGCAAATTTATGTTTGTTAAAGAAGGCTATGCTGCAGAAAGTCTAGTTAACCAAATTCATCCTGATAGTATCCAGGATAAACTTGCTAGCCCAGAAATCGTTCATCAGCTTGAGAAATTTGCTGCTACTGTTAGGGCAATTGCTCCGCAGTCTAATGATTTTTTATACTTCTCAATTATATTTTTAAAGTCCGCTGAAGCATGTTTAATAGATGATTTTGGTAATGCTAAGAAAATTGGCAATGAAAAGGCTTGGGGATATTTTGATGAAAAGTGGAAGTGGCATGGAAATGTTAAGCCACATAAAAATAATAATGGTGATATATTTCCTGAGACTGAACTTAAGATTGCTACAAAGGATTGGATTGGTCGACCGTTATGTGTTGATCACAAATCAGATACGGTTGATGGCGTAAGAGGCATAATTCTAGATACGTATTATGATGAAAAACTAAAGCAAGTAGTTGGCCTATGCGCCGTTGATAAGATTAATTATGCCGACTTAGCAAGAAAAATCTCGACTGGAGTTATTCGTTACGGTAGTATGGGTACTGCAGTAGAGACATCTGTATGCACTGAATGTGGCAAAAAAGCATCTACTCCAAAAGAATACTGTCTTCATATAATTAACAAAGAAGCCTGGGGAGAAATCAATATAGGACTTCGCCCAATCGAATATAGTTTAGTTGTACAGCCTGCAGAGCCTGGAGCAAGATTACTTAGATGTATAGCTTCAATTAATAAACATCGTGATGAATTAAACTCTTTTGGTGTTGATCTTAACTCTGTTATGTCAAAAATACCAGTACAGAAATTGGACGGCCTAGACATCTTGCTTGGTGCAGTTTGTGGTCCAAATGGCTGCTCTATAGATGAGAGAGAAAGAATTGTAAAAGGTTATGTTAATACAAATGGATTTTCAAAATCAGCAAGTGATAAAACTGCAGTTGATTCCACTAATTTTGATTTAACTAAATCTCTTGCAGAGTTCGCCAAAGCAACAGGGTATACATTAAAGGATGCTCCTGATTTATATTTTTCAGTATTCGGTGAAGCTATTAGAAATCTACCACTACCAGAATCTGAATTGAAATCAACTGAACCATCTTATGGCGGAGAAGCAAACGTTTCACCTCCTCGTGGCGCCGGTGATGTTAGCGATGTGACAGGTACAGCATCTTCGGGATTACTCGCTAGTGATAGCGGACCAAATCCTGATTCATTTATGACGGGAGGAGTTGGTCCAGAGACTTACGCTTTTTCGTCTGATCAATCTGATAAAGAAGGCACAATTAAAACAAGTTCCATTATGGAGGACATTATGAACGAAGCTAGAAAACGTAAACGGGCAGAACTTCGCCGGAGAATCGCTTACCACTTTGGTGGAACTGAGGGTTCTGTAGAGCCCAAGGGAACCTACAAGGATGAGGGCGCCGGACAGAACAAAACTCGTGAGAAAGAAGACAAACAGATGCTCGTCAAAGAACTTGGCGGCGCTGATGGCATGGCTCCTGGTGACGATAAGACTAAGAAAATGGTTTTCCGCGCCGAAGACAAATCTTTAGCTAACAAGAAAACTGCGTATCACTTTGGTGGAGCAGAACCCAAGGTAGAGCCTGCCACGTTTAAGTCGGAAGATTATCACAAGTACTGGAACACCGATAAACAAATGTATCAGGACGGTAACATGGGTAAAGATTCCGGTACTTTCCCTGGTGATGATAAGACGAAGAAAGAACTCTTTAGAACGGCGGCTTATAATGGTCCTGCTCTTTCTACGAAGTTTAAGCAGAAGCGTCGCTTCGATGGCACCATAGACAAAGAAGCTTCATGCTTCGAAGTTTATTCTGGTGACAAGATGGTTATTGCTGCAACGGCAAAAGACATCTTCGGCGAAAAACTTGCAGAAAATTGGACCTGGGTTACCAGCAAAGATTATGCAAAGGCAGTAGTTGCAGAAATTAGAGAGAAGGGCGTTAGTTATGTTGGTCGTTCGCTAACCAAGAGCGCACAAGAAATGCCTGCAGAACTTCCGGCAGAACTTCCTGCAGCTGGTGATATGGGCGCTCCTCCGATGGATATGCCTGTTGAAGCTCCTGCCGAAGAAGCTCCTGAACCAAAGCAAGTAGTTGAAGATGCTCTTGTGTCCATGGAAAACAATATTGAGGATGTTCGCGATGCTCTTTCAACAATGATTGGCGAAAATGGCGATGTTGAATTTAACATTAATGTCGACAAAGAAGGCGTTGATGCTGGCGAGAAACTCGCACTTTCAAAGAATGTTTACAAACAATTGAAAGTAACTCTAGCTGAAGCCTCTGATTCTGCTGATGAATTAGCTTTACTTGCCGAAACATACGATAAGTACGCTAAGCTTTCTAAGGCTCAGCAAGAAGAACTCAATGAAATTTCCAGAGATGCCCTCAATGACTCTGCAAATATCACTGGTCAAAGCAAGACGCTAGTTAGTATGGCAAAAGCTATCTCTACTTCAATGGTTAAAACCTCTGGATATGTTGAAGAAACCAAAGTAGAAACTGCAGCTCCTGTGGCCGAAGCGAAGAGCGAAGACAGCGAACTAGTAACGATTGCTCTAGACATTAGAAAGCAACGTAGACAGGATCTATTGAAACAAGCCACTCAGAAACTTTCCAAGAAAGCTACGAGCATGGGTTGGGAAAATAAGGCTCCGTCTGGTGCTGCAGTTTCCGAAGCGAAAGATTCGAAGACTGATGCTCTTTCAGAGCTTCTAAAGAAAATCAAAGATAAGGTTGAAGATAAAGATCTTTGCGCCGAAATCGAAGAAGCTCTTGAAAAGGCTCACGATAAGAAATCAAAAGATGAATCGGATGCAAAAGATGGCTGCGAAGTATCAGAAGTCAAAGATGCTCCTGCAAAAACGGAAGTATCTGAAGCCAAGGACAAGCCTGCCGAAGCAGTAGTTGCTCCGAAAGAAAACAAGGCCGAAGACAAGAAAGAAGAAGTCAAAGAAGAAGTTAAGGAAGAAAAAGAGACTGTTAAGGCTAAGCTTGCAGAATCATTCATCCAGAAGAAAGCAGAAGAAGAAAGAGAATTCTACAAGCTTAAACTTCGCCGGGCTTATGACGTCGGTATGGAAATGCAGAGAAAGAATCTTATTGCGGCAACGAAGCCTGCTCTAGATCGTCAGGTCGATAGCATTATGGAATTTGATGATAAGGCATTCGAAGCATTCAAGAGAAGCATTTCAAGCCTAAAAGATAACAGAGAAAATGTTAAAACTGCCTCTGATCTTGGTGGATTAAATGTTGGCAAGACTGAAGAAGTTCACGAAGCCACCGAAACGTCCAGACCGAAAATGGATGCCTCGTCTCTTGCTAAACTCCTCTGGAAATAATAAGAGACTAATATGATAATTGGTAACAAATTTAATAGCGATAATATTGCGAATGAATTTGCCAATCTAATAGCGTCACGCCAAAAAGCTGCTTCTATAAAAAAAGAAGCAGCTTTGGCTGTTGAATCTCAGACTAAAGTTGCTCAAGAAGAAATGAAACCAGAAGATTTTCTTGTTGCTCCTGAGTCTAGAGATACTAAGATTAACTCCATCATTGACAGTAAAATATCTGAACTATCTGGTGTTTGTAATTCTTGCAAAAAAGCAGAATGCGAATGCGAAGAAGAACCTTGCGAATCTTGTGATGCTTGCGATCAATGCGGCTCACAGGAACACAAAGCAGATGATTGCATGACAAATATGTCAAATGATGCAAATGACTTGGTCGATATAAAAGCTCAATATATTTTAAAAGAGCTTGGCAAAATGGCATCAGGTTTTAGAGCGAAAGAGCAATTTTTCGCAGCCGACATGGTAGAAGCTACAGCGGTTAGCATCAGAAATGATTTAATTAAAGAAGCATCTGAAAAGCTAGGAACTATATTAGAATTAAAAAAACTGGCTCATCAAGCAAAACAAGACGGAGATCTTTTTTCAACAGACTTGATTGAAGCTACAATTCAAAAAATAAAAATTAATAAACACTCGTAACAGAGTATAATTTTAAAAGATGCGTTTAAGTAAGGAAGGCCAAAAGTCTTCCTTATTTTATTTATGCTATTTTTTTAATAAGTTAGTGAGGTATAAATGCTTAGAGTTATTCACACAAATGCTTTACCAATAAGCTTTCCGCTAGATCCTAGTGCGGAATTTGAGCCTGGAATGCTTGCTCAACTTAAATTA